TATCAAAGTATAAAGTTACAATAAAATGTGTACTTCTCAAACGTGCACGTTGATTTATTGAGTTAGTATCTCTCGGAAGTTTAACTCTCCACTTATCAAATCTACGTTTAATTCTACCTGAAGAGAAAGGAATCTTTCCTGTATCTTGGTCTTGAGTCTCGACTCTAAAAGCAGTAATAGTAACAGATCTATCTATTTGTTTTAAATCATCTCTTACAATAGAATTGAATTCTAAAGTACGAAGAATTTTATTTATATCAGCTTGTGGATTAATTACTAAAGTAATAGAAGCTTCTTCTACATTACCATAGAATTCTCCCCAATTACCAATGTTGTGCGTGTATAAAAGATTTCCTTCAGCAGGATCAGCAGACAATAAAATATCTCCGTTCTCTATCCACATTCTTGGAGTAGCTGAGTACTTAGAAGAAAACTGCTGCATCAATTCGTCATATACAATACTAGTTGCTTGTAACGTAGGATTAATTGATACTGGGTCCGTATATTTTTCTAATTGTCCTTGTAAAATTTGAGGATTTGCTGAAGCTGTAAATTCTTCATTTACTACATAATATGAATCTTCATAGATAATAATATCTCCTGGATAATAAGTTTCTCCTGAAACAATGTCTAATACTCTAGGAGTAGTAGATAGGAATGTAAAAATTACTTCATCATTTATTCTATCTTTTCCAATAGTAACTCCGTAACCTTTTATTGGATTATCTCCTTGATTTTCTTTTCTATAGAATACTCCATCAGGAAGTAATTGTAAGAAACTATGTAATCCTTTAATTTCTGATAAAGGATTATTTTCTCCTCCTCCATTTCCTGAAGTACTAAATACAAAAATCTTTCTGTGAATACCGTCAAATAAATATATACCAGAGTCTGTAGTTTTTATTCCCCATTGATGAATTGCTCCATGCTCTTTAGAAAAATATTGGTGTTTACCAAATCCTTGACCTGTACCTAATTGTGTAGGAACTCCGTCATTAGTAGTAGTGATAGCAGCTCTATTGATAGCATAAGCTCCAAAGCCTCTATCTTGAATAAAGTAAACTGTATCTTTCCAATTGATTACTTTATTGATTGGACCGTAGTCGTCAACATCATAATAGTTGTTAGCGCCGAATTTTGTCCAAGCATCGATCTTATCTCCGTTGATTTTTACATTTGATAAATACGCTCGGATGTCATTGGCAGCTGAAGTACTATCAAAGTTTAACGGTTTAGTAAAGAAAGTTACATTATTATTTTCTTGAGAATATACTGTGTTGTAAGCATACATAAACAAATTTTCTCCATACTGTGTGTAAGTATTAGCAGTCTCTTGTCTAAGTACTGTATTCTGAGTACCATTTAAAGCTTCTGTATATTTAACTCCAGTCTTTATAGTAGCTCCTTGTGCTAAATCAATATTTATAGAAGACTCTACTGGAAAAGCTCCTGTTCTAGAATAAGAAGTTCCAAATGCATCAGGAGAAAGTCCCCCAGCATTTTTGTAAAATATTGTATCTAATTCAATAGTTCCACTTTGGAAAGTAAACATGTTTATAAAAATGTCTCCACCAAATACTTTAGGATTAGTTTCTCCTACAGGAATAATTGGAGAAGCAGAAATAAAAACATTAGCTGCTAATACATCATTAGTATATCCTCCGTAAATTTCTTCTTTAGGAAGAACAATATCTACAATAGGAATAAATGCTGACTCAGATCCTGTAGAAACAGTTACAAAATTTGAAAAATTATCATACAAAGATGAAGCAGGAATTGGTGCTGCATCAATAGGATCTACTAATAATTTTCCTATTTTACCGATAATTCCTGTAGCGCCTTTACTAATTTCAAAATTAGGACTATTTGCTGCAGGACTTCCTTGAGGATCATTAATACCTGTACTAGTAATAGTGTCATAACTAGCAGAATAATTACGCAAGTAAGTAGCTGTACCTCCTACATCAAAAGGCCCAATCACATTATCGGTATATTCTGAAGTAGAGTACATCCCTACTTTTGATTTGCCGTTTGCCCAAATCTTAATATTTTCTGGAGATAAACTTTGTAAGTCAATTATGTCTCGCATAGTTACTCTATAATCTTGAGCTATTTTACATAAGTCTTCAGGGCCTGATAAATCTACTGTAGGTAAAAGAACACCTGCAGGATGGTTTAGACCTCCTGTAACAAGTACGCATGCATTATTAGTAGAAGTAATTAACTCTCCTATATTATCAAAATTATAAGAAACATCTGCACTGTGGAAAGCAATAAAATCTCCTGGTACATCTCCGTAAGGACGAGTTACTCCATGTAAATTATTAAAAGTAGTTCCTATTTTGTTTTCAGGATAAATGTGATAAATATCACTTCCTCCTGATACTACAGAACCTCCAATAGGTTGAGTTAAATCAAAATCTAATCCAGTGTTAGGAGCTCCTATATCAATATCAGCAAAGGCTTTTATAATACCTGAAGTAATGCGTCGTTTGTCTACATTAGTTCTTTCTAGTCTTACTATTTGATAACTATCTATTTCTGTTAAAAAAGTTGGACAAGTAGAAAAGTCTAAAGTAAACTCTACTCCTAGGGCATACCCGTAAGTAGTAGTACCACTAGAAGTGGTTAATGGAAAATAAGTAGTCCCCGAATTATTCGGCACATCATCTTGGTCAGAGATATCTGGAAACTTAATATCACATAAATGTTCTACAAAAGAACTCTCTCCTTTTTTATTATAGAATACTATCCCGAAACGATATGTTTCTCCGCGCTTATACCCACGTAATAAACCTGAAATAAACGGAGAAGCATTATTTGGAAAAGTAATATTTTGGTAAAAATTGGCGCCATCATCTAAATTATGAGGAGGCGGAACAGGGCCGTAATCGGGAACGTTAGCTACATTGACAAAACCATTTGTAGGACTTCCATCAAGAGTAAATTGTTCTAAGTGAAATTTAAAACTAATATTATCACTTTGTCCTCCTAAAGTTACACCATCAGATTGATATTTAAATTGATCGTCATTAAACCATCCATCACTCCATTGTGCATCTCTGTTATATCTTTTACAAAATTTATCGTTATCTGTAGTAGCTAAATAATCATAACGTACTACGTCAGTATCAAAAGTTTCATTTAAGTCTGCTAAACGATCTTGAATAGAAAAGTTAGAAGACTTTAAATTAGCAATTACTAATGAGCTATCTTTCTGAGTAATACTTTTAGCAGTTTTAAAAGCAAAAGATTTTGCTATATATTCTGCGTACTCTATTATGTAAGCAGTTTCTTCATTTCCTGTGATAATGAAGTTTACTATTGACCCAGAAATAGCTTTAGTCTCTACGTAAGTTACTTCAGGTAAGGCTCTAAAATCTTCATGAAAAATTAAGAAAACATCTATTTCTGTAAAACTTGCATAGTTACTTACATCTACATTAATACTTAATGCTTTTCCAGAATTTGCTCCTTTAGTCATTCCTGTATATTGGGCAGACTGCGTTAATAGTTCAGACTTAGAAGTAACATGAATTAGATTACTTGGCGGAGATATTAAAGATTCTTTACCATCAGCCGTTCTTACTCTATAAGCTACTTGATATTCTCCTACTAATAGACTTCCCCCATTAAGAATGTTAGACAATAAAGGCTGAACAAAAATTGTATCAGGATAAATATCGATTAGTCCAGGAGGAGTTGTAAATAAAACAGGAGAACTAATATTTATTGAACGCAGATAATTATTATAATCTGTCCAATAAACTCGTTGAATTCCTGCTTGCTCGTATCTTCCTAATGCCTCAATTGGAAACTCTTTACTAAAATTTAAAGCAGCATTAAAATAAAGTAAACTAGGAAATCCAGGAAGGATTTCACGAGTAGCTTCGTTATATTGTATTTCGTATATCCAGCCATTAGAATTAGAGTCGTCTGCTACAAAAAGTATAATTCTACTTCTAATAGTTGTGTATCCGATAATTTCTGGAACCCCTACAGCAATACCCCAATCTCCTTCAGAAGGAATTTCAAAAGATTCTACGTTACCTTGAATGTTGGTAAATGCTCCCATAGATTCTCCTTTGGTAGTCGATATTCTAATATCAACTGCATCTACATATAGATTAGCTGCTATGGTATCATAAGCAGCATCCATATTCATTCCTCCGTATGTATTAATCTGTCTTTCCATTATGATGTTGCTGGATTACTACCTTGAGTATTTTGTGTTATAACATTGATTGTAGACACTAAACCAATTCCTGCTTTAGGTCTAAATTTACGTTGCTCTGGCAACTGCATATTTGCAAAGAAAGAAGCATGCGCCTGTAGATCAGGAATAGTTCTTACTACAGAATTTTTCACTGTTTCTGCTTCGTCTACGCCGTTCCATTGTTTAGCATGATTAACTGCTTGTGCAAAATACCAATCTCTATCTCTTTCAATAATTTGATATTTATCACCAGCAAGTTCATTTCTTAACCATAATTTTCTAGCAATCTTGTGAGCAATATAGTGAGCTCCTGCTTCCATCCATTGTTGCTCTGCAGGAATAGTAGGATAGCCACATTCGTCGGTCGGTATTGCACTGTATGACATTGCTACAATTCCTTTGTCCATTGACGGGAAAATATATCCTTGTCCAACGGTATAAGTTTCTCTAGCTTCTGTAGTATAGTCACGAGTATCTTTGTGATATCTTTTGTGGAAGTAATCTGTTTTCCAACGCATTGGATACATTCTTCCTTTACCACATTCTGCATCTTCGATAGTCATAACTCCTTCTACGTGAGCTACTTGGCCAATCTTGTAAAGGTCAAAAGGTAAATCTCCGCGAGCATCACAGACTTCGATATAAGCAATTTTCTCCTCCATAGTCACTCCTACATTAGTATGTGCCATGAATTCTGCCAACCACTCTACTCCTTCCTCTTCGTGGATATCGTAGTTAAAGCCAAAATCTCTAATGGCCTTATCAATGATTGCTTTATATGAAACTGTTTTCCCTGCGTACATTATCCTATTCCTTTAAGTACTGATTCTAATCTATCTACTATAGAAGTTTTTTCTTCTAAAGGATCTTCTGTATGTACAGACTTTTCATCTGTATATTGCCAGCAGCCTTCAGAATCTTTAAAACGTTTACACACTGTTTTAATATATCCTCCATCAACTTTTTCTACGGTTACTTCTTCAGAAGAACCATCAGCAAATTGTTTTTTAATACATTTTGTTTCTGCTTCTACTTCTTTACCTGAATTAGGAGTTTCTTTCATTCTTCCTAATTCTGCTATCATCATTTTATCCATAATAAAATACTTTTCTGTTTGGATCTTTAACCACCTTGGCTAATAATCTTGAATATTGTCTAGAAGCTTTAAACTTGTAAAAGCTTTTAAATTTTACATTAGACGTTAACTTATCCCAATGGTGTTCATAAAATTCTTGGTCTGAATGTTCGTTCTCATGAAAAATAACTTTCTTGTCTTTTATTTCTACAATCTCGTCATTCGTTAATCCTGGATATTTAGTGTGCCAGTAT